GCGCGCGTATAGCGTTTCTTAACTTAAAAACAGCTTTTTAGTCCTTTTTATTTCTTTAGGTGTTACCTTTAGTAACACCTTTAGGTTCCTTTTATTTTTCTTTTTGTTTCTTTTTTGTTATTTATTTTAAGGTTAACTTTTGGTTTGCTTAAGGAAGCTTTAAGCTTACTTATGGCCCTCCTTCAGTTCTAACCTTAAGTCTAGCTTAGAGCTTCCTTAAGTCTAGCTTAAAGTATACCTTTTGTCTAGCTTAAAGTATACCTTTTCCCCTTCACCTTTGTTAACAGTTTGTGTTATTTATAGTTAAAAATGTGTTACTTTAGGTTACTTTTGCCTCTTTTTTATACAACTTTTGGCGTTACTTTTTGTAACGTTTTTTGTTAAAAACGACGTTCTCGCCCTTAGTAATACCCTAGTAAGGGTGGCACCCTTTCGGCGCTTCACGGGCAAATATACGTCGTTTTGGCCTCTTAAAGTGACGCTTTTATTACCCTCTTTAGGCCCTTTTTATCGTCACCTTAAGTGTTACCTTTGGTTACACCTTGAGCTTTTTATGTGTTTTATTAGACCTTTGGTTACACCTCAGGCACTTTTTTATTATAAAGGGGGTGGTTCAGTATACTTTAAGTTTACTTTTGGCACAATACCCTTTGGATAAATTTGCGGGGGAATTTTTGAAAGGCCCTAAGTCGGACCTGGAGTAAGACTTAGGATAGAGACTGAGGGAGAGGCTGTAGGATAGAGACTTAGGATAGAGACTGAGGGAGAGGCTGTAGGATAGAGACTTAGGATAGAGACTGAGGGAGGAGCACTCAAGGAGTGCGTAGGGTTTTGGAGCGGTTTAGGGTGAGGTTTGCCATGTGGAAAGGATCCTGGATGGTTTCAAGTTCGAGCCTTAAAGTCTTAACATCTAGGATATGCAGATTAGTAATGAGATGCTCTGGGTATGAGCGTGGATGATCTCTGGGATCGAGGTATTGTTTGTACTCATCTTCTGGGATAGGACCATTCCAATAAGTGTATGGGTTTGTTCTTTGGGCCTTACGGTGCCCTGATGGAAGATAGACATACCCATCCTCGAATATCACAACTTTATAAGTGTATGCGTATTGCCGTAAGAAGAATTGTCTATCGGCATCAGTTGCCGGAAGAACCAAAGGTCTCTCTGAGGGTTTATACTCATCCATGTTGATATAGCATTTCATCTGGATTTCCCAAGGGTCATTCTCATAGACCTTCGGATGGTATGACTCAAGAGGTGGACTATCAAATGATGGAGGATGTGTAAAATCATGGACAATTGTCAGCTTAAGGCCTTGCTGATCATAATAACTTAAGGATAACTGGTCAGGTGTATCTGTGTATACAATAAGTCTTCCCTCAAGGTCTACCTCAACAGCATGCTGTCTACATTCACAAAACTCTTTTTGCTTAGGGTAGTAATCAGAGAAGGCTCTGGTTAACTTATGGGAGTTACCTCTGGTTCTCTGTCTACTTCTAAGAACGTTAATCTCTGAGGAACACTGCTTGCATGCAAAGAACTCAAGACCTGGAATCATTAATGTTTTGACTCCATCGTTCTTTATAAGTCTTTCTCTAGCCTCATAATTGTATACCCAAAGTTGTCTACGCGTCACTAAGAGGCCTTACAATAATTACAGACTGAATAGATTTAATAGGAGGATTCTGAGCAAGCATTGGAAACTCCTGCAGTATCTCCGTTCGGGTAATCCCTAAGAGATATGCCATATGTTCTACTGTAAGGTTCTTGTAATTAGCCCTTACAAAATCCTTCCACTGTGTCATTTAAATACCTGCTGGAGGATTAATGAGTATTTATCTTCTGCCTCAGATTGCTGTTGGCCTTTAACAATCCCACCTGAGATATCTGCAAGGAGCTTTAAGACGTCTAATGTATCCTTCTTAGTTAACTGAGATAAGTCCCCATCTACTTCTGCAATACGTTCCTCAAGTACATCTGTAAGTAGCCCCTGTATTTTAAGCTGAACAATCTCTGCAGCCAACTCTTTCTGTTGTCTAATGTATTCTTTAACCTTTGGCTTATTTAAAAACGTAAGGATAAAAGACTTTGGGATGCGCAGACGAGTTGCAGTAACACGGGGGGTGTCTCCTGCTAAAACACTCTCCAAAATCTGAGTTTCGGTTTTTGTAAAATCTGGGAGTAATTTATCATTACCATCAGTTCCAACTAATTCTTGTTTATTCAAAGTTATCCTCCTCTTGGATAATGTAACCTACCTCTTGTTTTACCTTGAGTATCCCACGAGGTGATTTAATAAATGGAGTTCCATCCGGAAATGAGAACTTGGTGTGAAACTGTAGGACATCTACAGGTTCACCTTCAGCGGTCTTAGGGATAGTAGTGAATCCACTAAGATAGTAAAAGCTAGTAAGCATTCCTTTATACTCATCGGAATCTTTTAAGATTTGCTTACCTTCTCTAATTAAGTATTGAAATTCAGCTAGGATTAAGCATGCGGTATTCTCACATTTCTTACAGATCGGTGAGTAATCATATGGGTAATTCCTATATTGCCTAATACGTCTAAACTTATTCCCTAAGTCAGTCATATCTTTCGCCACTTCGCCACAACATTCACAAGTTTTAACAGCCTTTGGGTTCTCTGAGATAAGACAGAACTCACCAACTATTTTTGTGTAATGAGTTGTGGCCCAGCAGCGTTTGCAAACAGACCCAACTCCATACTTATAATCAGAGATGTTTACAAAGTGTTTAATGATTTGGGAAGTTCCCTTATGAGAAGTTCCGCATATTCTGCAAATTTTAGTCATGGTACATCTTCGCTAATACTTCTGGGGTTACCCAAGGATAATCTCTTAGTTGTTCTTTAAGTTTGAACTTAAGTCTCTTACTATCATATTGAAACTCTCGGTCTTTCCAAGAGTCTTTCTCTAATGTATCTTCAATTTCTTTAATACACTGCCTAAGTTCTCTATGATAGAGTGAATAAATTTCATGAACCTTAGGCATCTCTAAACATCTTTCTTTAAGATCAGGACGGATATCCTCGTCTATTTGATAAGAAAGAATCTTCATAATCTGTAAAGCACCTAGTAATGGTGCGTATTCTAGTACTAGTTCTGTATTTGAATACAGCCCTGACGCATATTTAACTCTAATTGTTTCCGATAAGTGCATAAAACTCCTTTAATTGTAATAGTATTATACCATAACTTAGCTTAAACTTAGCTGAATCCTTACATTATTTTGCATTAATCTGTGATTTATTGGCTAGAAAAGGAAGATTTCATGATTATTAATAAGGAAATAGAGCTCTATCAGCAGGTTTCTGATAAGATTTCTCTACAAAAAGTATGGAATTTGCTTGAAATGACACCTCATTCAGGCCAATCTCCTATTATCGATGACTTCGATAATGACCCTATAGCCAATGTGTTTACAGTGTGTCTTGGTCGTCGTTCAGGTAAATCACTGTCAACATCACTTATTGTTATCCGTGAATTACTAATTCCATTTTCTAATACAATTCTTCTTACTCCATCTTATAAGAACTCGAAGATTCTGTTTAAGGAAGTTTTAAAATTTGTACGTGAGCTTGGTCTTCCGATTGCAGAAATTAATAAAGGAGCCTTTACTATTACATTAGAGAATGGTGCTTCCTTTGGTTCATTTACACAATCTAATATTTCATCTGCACTTGGTTCTCGTTGTTCCCTTCTGGTTGTTGATGAAACACAATCAGTGTCCGGGGTACTGGATATTCTTAATCAAGAATTAGGACCAATGCTTTTGGACTATGGTGTACGAGACTCAGGTGTTCTGTATGCTAATATAGTTTTCCTTGGGACACCTCGTGGTAAGAACACAGAGTTCCATACACTGTTTGAACGAGCAGAGCTTCCTGAATATAAGAACTATCGTAGCTACCAATCTCCATCTACGTGTAATCCTCTGTTACCTAAAGAGTATATTGAAGGACAGAAAGCAATCCTATCTGACCTTGTGTATAGACAAGAGATTCTAGCTGAATGGGTATCAACAGGTTCTGGAGTATTCCATGCGTTTGACCAAGACCTAAATATTTATAACCCAGATGAGATTGACTTGTCTGGGTGTAAATTTATTAGTGGATATGACTTTGGTCTATCAGATAGTACTGCAATGGTTTCAGCATATATTACTAATCAAGGTGATTACTATGTGGCTGAAGCGTATATGGCAAATCAAATGCCTACGAAAAAACATTTAGAAAACTTTAAAGCACAAGATCTTAAGTTTAAAGATAGTAAAAATGTTGGCATGTATGGGGATCCATCTGCGGCCCAACTCTTACTTGATCTTGCATCAACTTATGATTACTATATTAGTAAGGCAAACAATCGTGTAGCTCCTGGTCTTCAATGTTTGAATGATCTAATGGCTCCTCAGGGTATGAACCGTAAGCCAAAACTTTATATTTCTTCTAAGTTAACTACGCTAATCCATCAGATCTCAAACGTAGAATATAAGAATGGTGCGGGAAGTGCTGGGCTAAATGGAGACTTATTCTCTCCTCCTGCAGATCGTTCTCACCACTGGGACTTGATTGCGGCGTTAAGGTATTGTATATACTCACATTATCGTCAAAATGCGGCTGGGTCAGTAATCTTAGTTTAAACTTAAGAAAAATAATTAGTTTAAATCTTCTATTGACATTTAAGGTGTATTTGGGTATAATATACTTATAAATGTATTTTATATATTTGTTAATAAGTATTAATTGATTATGGTTTAAATTACAATATAAATTCTTCTCCGCTCCGTTGGAGAGGGTAAACAAATTTTTAGGAGGTGCCAATGAGCACTATAGATGAATTCTTCAACTACTCCAAGTTTGAAGTAAGAGGATTGTCTAGTAATGTTATCGATATTGAGCCGGACGTTCAAGTAATAGTTCCACTTGAGATCTATGACGCAGTTGGAGTAGATGAGGCGTCTATTGTGACAGCTAAGTTACTATCGAAATCAGGTAGGACTTCTACAGAACTTCCTGTAGCTGTAACAGTCGGCTATGTAAATGCTATTTCATTTTCTATGATTTTTACTATTCCTACAGCGGACTGGGTTGATGGCACTGAACTAATCTTGGATATCCAAGTAACTTCACGAGAAGCTTTTGCATATAAACTGCAGTACCAAGTAAGGGGTTAATATGTGGCCATTTAAGAAAGTAACGAAAAATCCTACTATTAAAGAGGATTATACAGCGTATGAGAATGGTGCTAATAAAACATTTAATTCTACTTATGAAGAATACGTACAATCGGTTGAAGCACTTGATGCGGTAGTACGTACCTGTGCTAATATTGCCTCCATGGCAAAAATGGAAGTCTTTAAAGAAGATTCTAAAGGACAACTGAAGCCGTATAAGATCAAAAATATTGACCTTAAGCATGACATTAATGAAACTGATTCTCAGACTGACTTTATTCGTAAAGTCTTTGCATCAATCTTTACACAGGGTGCATCTATTATTATTGCTGAGAAAGGACCTAGTGGTAATATCAACTTCTATCCTTATGATACAACAAAGTTTGATATTGATGCTACAACTAAAGCTACAATTTCTCAATTCACTTATACTAGTGAAACAGGTTCTGAGCTTATCTTTAAATCAAAAGATGTAATCTATATTAATAACACGATTGATATTACAAACTTAGTGTATCCTATTAGCCGTCTTAAAAGTCTTAATGATATGCTATTAATGCAAGCTGGTCTTGTAAATAATCAAAAAGAGTTCTACGAATCTGGCTCTAAAAACTCTGTTATCATTTCTCCTAAAGAGCCGATCTCTGAAGAGAAGATGCGTTTAGTACAAGCAGCATTTACAACTTTTATTCAGTCTAATAAGACTCAGGCAATGTTCCTTAATTCAGACATTGGGGTTGATGCTGTTTCTAATGCACAATCTCCTTCTGATATTATGAAAGCAATTACTGAGATTAATACTCAAGTACTAAGAACTTTTGGCATGCCTGAATATCTTCTTGGAGATTACCGTGGTTATGTATCAGATGCTGCTGTTGTAAAGGCATCTCAGATCTTCTTTCAGATTCAACTACGTCCTGTCTTTGATACCTTTGCACATCAAATGACTAAGTACTTCCGTACTACTCTAAAGTTACCTAATGCAGTAGTCGCATTTAGTTTCGAAGATATTGATATCCTTTCTGACTCTATACAGACAAAGATGGATATTACAGAGAAGGCGTATAAGTTAGGTTTACTATCAATGAATGAAGCCCGTGCTAATCTTGAGATGGATCCATTGAATACTCCTGAAGCAGACCTCCACTTCCTACCTGCTTACTTGTTAAGCTCTAGCCCAGTTGCTATCGAAGAGTACGCTGCTGTTAAAGATCAGCTATTCTCCCAGGAGACTACTGATACTACTAATACAGAAGTTGATGGTATGAATACAGATGGAACTGGATCTGGATCCACAGGTGGTGCAGATAATGCTGCACAAGATACTGCGGTATCCTGATATTATTTTGCAGAATACCCGAATCTACATTTTAGAACACTAGGAGACTCTATGCATTTAGATAAAGCAGTAAGGATTAAAAAATCCTTCAACCTAGATAGTGTTAAAATGGTAAGCACGGGGGAAGAACTTCCTCGTATTCAGCTTACCGGATATGCATCTAGAGGTTTTACAGATACAGGGCATAAAGCTATTGACCTAGACGGAGAGACGATTAATCAATATGGTATTGATGTCAGCCGTTTGGAGACTGGTAATATCCCCCTGCTATTCCAACATGATCAATCCAAGATTGTTGGTAAGGTGCTCTCAGCATCCTATGATACTAAGGGATTATTTGTAACTGCGGAGCTGACTAAGCTTCCAGGGGATAGTTTAACTAATTATGTCTATGAAGCTGTTAAAGCTGGTTTGCTTAATTCTTTCTCAGTTGGCCTTATGGTTGAAGAGATTGATTGGGCAGAAGATGATATAATTGAGATTACAAAATCGTATTTGTTTGAACTATCCGTAGTTTCAACCCCAGCACTTGCATCTGCTACCTTTAACTCAACCGTCATTAAAAGTGCTGACGGTCTTGTAGCTAAAGCGGCAGTAGATGTTAATGCTTTAAAAGAAGACAACCCTGATATGTGTGATACACTTGGATGTCTTCTTAAATCTGCTAAGAAGGAAGAAGAAATGCCCGCAGAAAAAATTAAAACAGAGGTCACTAAGTCTGAAGTTAAAGACGAAGAAACTGTGGTTGAAAGTCCTGCTACTGAACCTGAAGTTGAGCCTGAAACTCCTAAAGAGGAAGAAATTCCAAAAGAGGAAGTAGATGCAACGGAAGGGGAAGAGAAACCCAAGGAAGAAGAAGCGCCTTCAAAGACTTCGGATAAGCCAGCTGAAGAAGTTGAGATTTCAGATCCCGAACCTGTGGTAGAAGATCCTGCTCCAGCGGAAGAGCCTGAAGTATCACCGGAACCAGTTGTTGAAGAAGGGCAAATGACTCTTGAAGATGCCATTAGCCTTCTTTCTGGTATTAAGATCGAAGACCTAACTGACGAAGAGTTGGAAGTGGTATTCGAAACTGTATCTACGCTTACTGAAGCTGTAGAGAAGAAAGTTGTTGCAGAAATTGCAGCTACTATGTTTGCTGAAGAGCAAGCAGAAGATTAAACCCAAACATAAAGGAAGTTTATATGTCTAAACTTAAATCACTAGTAGCTGACGCTATTAAATCTATGAAAGCTGAGATTGATACTGCTGGTGCTGAACTAGCTGCTAATCCTGCGGTAACTGCTCCTGCTGACAAACTTAACACGGCTCTTAAAGGTGCTCCTGCAGAGGCTGCTCGTGCTGCTGAACTTGGTATGATTATCAAATCAATTCGTGGTGGTGCTCCTCTTCTTAAATCTGAAGCAGACATTCTTAACGCTCGTACTAAAGCTGTTGGTGTAACTACTGATATTACTGCACTTCTTCCATCTGGTTTCACTGGAACACTATGGCAAGATATTCAGGCTCGTCTTGTAGTTACTCAACTCTTCCCGTACAAACAAACTGCACCAGGTCAGTATGATTCTATCGCTACTCACGGTATCGAAGGTTTCCTAACATCTGAGGCAGTTGACGGTACTGATAGCTCTGAGTCTTACATCACAATGATTTACCTTGTTTCTAAGTGTATGTCTGTTGTTCGTAAGTCTTATGAAGCTCTTGACGATGCTCTTATCGACCTTGCTACTGAAGTACGTAATGGTATTATCGATGCTCTTGCTCGTGCAATTGAACAAGCTGTTATCTCTGGTGACAACACAGCTACTCACTTCGATACTGGTGATACTATCGCTGCTAACTCATTCAAGCGTGCGTTCAAAGGTCTTCGTAAGCTAGGTCTTGGTAAAGGTACTGTTGACTTCGGTGGTGCTGCTCTTGCTGAAGCTGACTGGTTGAAATATATCTCTGCAATGCAAGAGGCTGGCGGTGTTTACCTAGATGACCTTGAGGTTTCTATGGGTAACGTTGTTCTTCTTGTTGACCAAAACTGCTACAACCAACTTCGTATGTTGCCGTCATTCTTGACTCGTGACAAAGCAGCTGGTGCAGCAACTCTATTTGGTTCTCCAGTAGATTCTGTATTCAACATTCCTGTTGTTATGACTCCGTACCTACCACAAGTTGATGCTACTGGTATCATTGGTGGTGTTGCGGATAACTTCAGTTCTGTTGTTATGGTTAACCGTGAAACTTGTGTTTACTACACAACTGGTACTCCTCTAATGGAAATCGACCGTAACATTGTTAACCAACATGTCGTTACTACTGGTTCTGTCCGTGTAGGTTTCAACTCTAAGTTTGACCGTCTTGACTCTGATCCAGCAGCTATCGATGCAACTCGTAAGAACATCGTTGTTGGTATTAACGTCAACCGTATCTAATCCTTCGGGATTTGATTCATAGGTAAGCCTTCGGGCTTCCTTATTGAGTTAATTGAAAGGATTCACATGACCATCACATCACTAGGTACTCTAACTGCTGCTGGACTTACAAGTCAATTTAATGCAGATACTGGAGGCATTCCTTCAAGAGCTGTTTCATTTCAGTGTCTTGCTACAGGAGACCCGACCGCTATCGTAGTAGATATCGAAGCTTCATTGGATGGTATTACATGGGGGTTGATTGACTCTCATACATTCAGTGCTGGAGAGCTTGTTGCTCTCGCATCTGTTTTCTCAGTTGTTGATAAACCTGCACGTTTCCTACGTGCTAACGTTTCAACTCTAACATTTACTACAAGTGGTAGTATTACAATTAAAGGATTGGTATGAAAATTAAATTTATCGGAGTATCTGACTTCAACTCTAAGGGATATCGTTTTGCTCCTGGAAAAGAGTATGAAGTAGAGGATGAGTTTGGTTCTTATCTCCTTAAAACTTTTGTTTCTATGTTTGAAGCTATTAAAGTAGAGCCAGAAGTTATTGTAGACGAGGAAGAATCTCCTAAACGTAAAACTCGTACAAAGAAAGCTGTACCAACTGAGGAGTAATAGATGACATTCTCATACACACAGTTCAAGTCAGTCATGGGTATCTCTGATATTTCAGAAGAGACCTATGCATTTGTTCTTCGTTCTGTATTTAAGTATGTGAATACATTTCATAGTATAGATCTATTTGCAGACGATTTTGTACTAGAGGAAGACTTGCAATATGCAATGTATATTCACGCTAAGTACATCTACGAAAACCAGATTAAAAATACTGCAGTAGTTACTAATGCTAAAGACTCGGCTGGTAATACTGTTGCTTATAATCCAAAGCTTCCAAGTATTGTGCATAGTACATACAAAGCTTATTCACCAATTGAGCCAGCGATTCTAACATGAAACTCGTGTACTCTGGAGGTGCTCCTGGGATATCTCAACTTATTAAGGTTGCTGAGTCAAACATTAAAGCACAAGCCAGACGTTATGGTAGAGAACTCCAAGATCAAGTAAAGAGAGCTTCCAGACTTTGGCGAACAGAGTCTAAGGTAAAGCTAAGCCAACCTTGTGCTGCAACTGCTGGTCGAGTTAATTCTACTGGTTATCCAGGAAGATGCTCAGGTGATCTAGAACGATCATTACATTATCGAACATACGCAAGAATCAGAGGAAAATTTCCAAACTATTCTGTATATTCTGGTGCTGAAGCCCAATTTGTTCCTTTTAAGAATGCTGAAGGTGTAGATTACGGACAAAAACTAAATACGGAACACCCAAAGCTACTTGGGTATAAAGAGCGTATTTACAAAGCATTACAAGATAAAATAGCTCAAGCTATTCGATCTCATGATTTTAAACCATTTTTATAGGAGGATAGATGTCAACATATAGTACTAAAGAAGTCCTCCTAGAATTAAAAGCAATTTTAGAAGCTTCTAAATTACAACCTGTTGTAACAATTAGTGATCTTAAACCATTAACAGAGCTTACTAATGATTTAACGATTGATATCTCATTAGAATCTGTGATCTATACTCAAGAAAATCAGAACTCAGGACGCTCTGGGTATATGAGAAGCAATATGATTATGGTTCATATTGGAGTTGATTGTAGGGAGGACCCAACAGTTCTTTATGATACGGTTGATGAAATTGAGAATTCTATCCTTGAAGATAGTGATATTTGGACTGTAGTAGTTGATAGAGATATCACCTCAGTCTCTTATGATCATAATGAAACTCCTCCTTATAGAGGAGCTACAATATTAATGGAAGCCTTAGTACGTCTTTCATGTCCGTGACCGTCCTATGGACTAACCTAGTGCATACGCACATCTTACTTTTAAAGGATCCATCATATCTTACTTAACTAAAGGCAGAAGCCTCGCAGCCGTAGAAGAGGCAACCTACGCAGACCCAGCTACTGTGGTTCTCGATACTGACTATTTTGACTATACATCAGGTGATATGTCAGTTAATATTGAGCAAATCACTCGGGATGTTCTTCGTAACTCTCTTGTACCTCTAGCATCTATTGCTGGTCAAGAGACGAGTTCTGGTACTATTGCTCTTGAGCTCAGCGGGAATGACCCAATTTCTGGAATTAATGGTCGTATACTATTTAAAAACGGTATTGGTGTAGAGCTTGTTGAGTCTACTCCTACAACTGTTGCTAGTGCAGTAGACGGCAGTAACATTACTCTTACCGATGCATCAACTTATAATGTTGGGCAAATGATCAAAGTTAGCCTAACAGCAGATGAAATTGTACAGATTGTTTCTATCACAACTAATGACCTTGTTGTTACTCCAGCACTAACTGAAGTTCCTGTAGGTACTGAAGTTGTTGAAGGATTACAGACTTACATTCTTCCTCGCCCAGATGAGGAAGTACTTAGCCTTCTAATCCGTGAGCACCTAAAGCCAACTGCTGGTGATAATATCAATTATGACTATCGTGGTTGTATGGTTGACTCAACAGATCTTGACTTTCCAGTTGGTGGTATTGCAACAGCATCATTTGGTATTGCTGGTGCCGGGTCCTCTACAACAACTCCAGCAGCTGCTATTACACTAGATTGTGATACACTAACTCCTGTTGTTGGAAAGAACGCTACTGTTACAGTTCTTGGAAATGCTTATACAGCTCAAGACTTGACTGTAAGTATCGCAACAACTAATACTGATATCCTTTCTATCACTACTGATGGTATTACCAATAAAGTAGGTACTGAGAAAGGTGTTACAGGTACATTCAGAACTGAATATACAGGCACATCAAACTTTGATGCCCTTATTGGTTCTACTCGTGGTCAGTTCCACCTCCAACTTCGTAATGGTAATGCAGGCACTCCAGTAATTGTTGGTGTTTTCATTCCTCAAATGAAGTTCACAGAAGTCGTTAGAACTGATGATGCTGGTATCCTATATGATGAAGTAACGTTTGAAGCTGAGTCTCCTGATTGTGTTGGCGCAGAAAGAACAATCTCTATCTACTTCGCATAGAGTTTAGCGGAAAGCCTTCGGGCTTTCTAACTAAGCTATATTTTTATAGTACCACTAAAAGGAATTACAATGGCACTCGTAGTCAATTCAGCTCCGCAAGGCGGACATAAGTTTATCCCCTCTTCACAAAAAGGTGAAGAAAAACCATTTACAGTATATCTTAAGCCACTTGATTCACGTGATCTTCTTAAACTAGAAGATGAAGTTGTAATTAAAAAAGGTGATGATACTGTATTTCTTGCTTCAGGCAGCTATGCATTCAAGGTAGTTCAAAAGACTTTGCAGTCTTGGGAAAATATCGTTGATGACAATGGTGAGCCTTACGTTCTTAGTCGTGATGTGAATGGTGAAGCATCTTTGGAATCTGTTGGCCTAATTCCAGCAGAAATGATTACTGAAATCTCTAATGCAATTTCAGCTATCAGTCGTGATCCAGCGGCTTTCCAAATTTACTTCAGTGAGAATGGAGAGTAGCAATGCTGCCCTCTATCTTTCATACTTCCTTATGGTTTACTCCTGAGTCACAACGCAATGAAGAAAACCCCGCAGAATTCTTAATCAGAACTTTTCCCTATCATTATTTATCTACTTTTAAACTTTCATCTGAAATAGCAAAGCTTGAAGGCGTGTACACTGGCACTATTGAGCGTACTATTCTAGAACATTGTGTTGTAGATTTCCGTAATGTTGTGGATGCAAGTGGTAGAATTTTAACAGTTAATGAGACTCTTAAGATTCTACCAGTATCAATAATAAATGAATTACTTATTTTTATCTTTAGTATAGCCATGTATGATGATAAATTTATCTCTACATTAAAGAGTTCTTTGCATGTACACATGGACCCTAGATTCTCAGATGAATCTTGGAAATGTACTACTTGTCAAAAAAGAAGATTAGATAGGCAAAGAAATTGCCCATATCTTCCAAAAGAAGAACATGATTCGCATATTACTTATCCAACGATGGATGGGGTGGTTACTGAGTGTCCAGTTGGTAAAGTTGACTTTATTGTGACTAACAATGCTATTGAAGCTTTTAATTATCGTACAAATGGTATGCTACCAGAAGATGGTGGTATACGAAATCAAACCGTCTTTTTTATGTTAGCCTCACAAGAAGTTGAGAACATTCGTAATTACTTCCAAGAGAAGGAGCGTAAGAAAGCTGAATCATAACAGGAGTTAGTATGGCCATTACTGGTAAACCGATTGAGTCTTATAAAATTGAGTATGAATCAATATTTACTATTGATAAAAAATCAGCTGATGAAGTGATAAAACAAGCCGATAGTTTGCTTAATAAGACCGTCAAGCAGGATGCCCGTTATACATCTATTGTAGCTAAACTTAAAGAGATGGCTGGATCTGAAGGTGCCCAAGCGTATACTGCTGAGATGGAACGTGCTTCAGCAGCAGTTAAACTTGTTGACGATCTTTTGGTTAAAGCTTCTAGGAAGCAAAAAGCTACTAAAAAAGATGTTAAAGATATTAACTATGCTTATGAAAAAGCTGTTGTTGCTCTTACTAAACTTGATGCAGTACAAAGAGAAATCACGATTAAAAGTCGTGAAGAAGCCAGATTAGCTAAACAAATTGAGGCATCAGAAAAGCGTCGTATAGCAAATCTTCAAAAAGGAACCACGGTTCCTATGTCAAAAGCTATGAAGGAAGAGTTACGAATTCAACAAGAAGTTCTTTCGATTGAAAAACGTATTACTCTTGAGAATAGTGAACAAGTACGTCAAGCTAAAGAACAACTTGCTATTGCTAGACGCCAGACACAAGAACGTATGGATAAAGCAACTGGTGGTGGAAGAGGTACTAGTTTTTTACATAAAGTAGGTACGACAGCTCAGTACTCTGCAGCTGCTGCTGGTATTTACGCTGTTGTTGAGGCACTACGTAGTGGTGTTGATGCAATTGTAGAGTATGACACTGCATATAGAACTTTAAGTGCTGTTGTAGATGGTCTTACACTTCCTGCGGCTCAAAAGCTTGAAGACCAATTAATTGATCTTGGTAAAGCATTCGGTGGAAGCCTATCTGAGATTAATGATGCGGCCATCTTACTTGGGCGTGCTGGTGTTGCTCATCAAGACTTAGCTAAAGCCACTGAAATTACTATTAAGCTTGCAAGACTAACTGGTGATAGCCTTGAGGTATCCAGTGGTGCAATGATTACTTACTTGGAAGTTTATGGTAAGGCTGGAGAGACTGTACAAAGTCTTGGAGATAAGCTTGCATTCATGGCAAATGAGTCTCGTCTATCTACTCAAGATATTGAAACCTTCTCAAACTACGCGCTTGCTGCTGCTAATGCTGCAGGCCTTACAGTTAATGCTGTTAGTGCTTTGGCAACTGAGTATTCAAAAGCAGGTGTTAACGCATCAACTATTGGTACCCAGATTCGTTCATTAACTAAGACGTTCTTAGATAATAGTCAGGGAGTTAAAACTTTCTTTGCTGACTTAGGTATTGTACAAGGTAACTTCCAAGCAGAACTAGCTGCTGGAGGAGAGCGTTCTAACCAAGCCCTCATTTCTCTAAGTAAACAACTAGCAACTCTTACTCGTGAAGAGTTTAACCAGATTACTGCTAGTATGGATATCCTTCAACGTAACTCCCTAGCATTGCTTCGTCAGCAATCAGAGGGAATCGCTGATGATATTCAAACGCTAGTAGAGGGTACTCATGAAGGTATTGCTGCTGCTGATAAAATTCTAGCTGGGCATGTAGTAACATGGGAGAAATTTAAAATTTCTGTTGCTGATGTGGCAATTGAGTTTGATAAAGCAACTGGGGCCTCCAAGTTCTTTGCTAATGCCCTTGAGCAAGTTACTGCTATCATTGGTGATGAGTGGGGCGGCTATGCTAATATTGTTGAGATTCAGAGGGTACGTGCAGAGCAAGATGCTCTTGGTATCAAATTAGCTAAGCAGAAATCAGAAGCAGAACAAGCCGCTACTATAGAGCAGATTAAATCTGCGAAGATTGCTATTGCTGCTACTGAATATGAGATTCAGGAAAAAGAAGCGTATATTCGTATTCTTAAAACTGGGGAAAAAGAAGAAGCAAAAGCTACAGAGTATACTCTAAGGCATGCTGAACTTCGTGTAAGAAGTCTTATCTCTCTTCGGTCAGAAATTAATAAAAATATTGAATCTGATAAGAGACGTAGGGAAGAATTAAGGGCTGCTGGAGAAGATACTACTCTTATTAATAAACGCCTATCTAAGTATAAAAAAGAGCTCAGAGATAATACTGATGAGCTTATCAAAATGGCAGGGGTTCTAGAAGATTTAGACCCTACTTCAGCAGCGCAGAAAACAGCTGAAGCTATTGGACATTTAAGAATTGCAGAGCAAGATATTAGAAACTTGGTATCTGCTACTAAAGCCTTATTCCAAGCTAATAAAGTTGAAGCTGGTGAAGCTCTTATTCCATATCAGCAGTTAAACCAACAGCTTGCTTCTTATCAGTCAAAGGTTGATAAACTAGTTGCTGGAGGAAAAGATAAGAAACTCTTTATTGGTATCGAAGCTGCTCCTACAGATTCTATTGGTTTACAAGAAAAATCTGGGCAAATACAATCTAGAATCCTTGAATTAAAACGACAAGCCGAGCCTTTAGAAGGTAAAGAACTTGCTAACATTAATACCAAAATTAGACTTCTTGAAGAAGTACAATATTGGGTAACTGAGCAAGTTGGTCTTGCTAAAAATCTTACTGAACTTGAGACAGCTAGAATTGCAGCAGTAGACCGTGTTCTTGCAGCAAAAACAAAAGAAGAGCAGCTTCAAGCAACTACTACTTTACTATTAGAAAAGCAGAATCTTAATCAAAGAGATACTGTACAACTAGCACAGAAAGATGTAGAGATTGCGCAAAGAAAGTGGGAAATATCAAAAGCAAATGCTGAAACTGATAAATCTACCATTCAAGCTTTATCTGATAGAAAAACTTATGAAGAATCTATTCTAAATCTGAGGAAAGCAGCTGAAGTTCTTGATGCTAAGCAAGATGCCAATTATGAAAAAAGATCCGCTGCCTTATTAAAACAAAAAGAAGCTTTGACTTTTGTTGTTGGTCTGCAGCAACAGGAGGAAGCAATTTCTGCGCAGCATGCTGCAACACTTGATGAGATAAATCTTCAATACCAAAATGGCGAGATTACTGCTAGACAAAAACTAGCCCTAATAGACCAGGAAAATGCTTTATATCAAAAACAGCTATATCATGTAAATGCAGTAACCCAAGCTACTTCTAAGTCAATAGACGCATTTGGATCAAGCATGTCTACTTTGTTATCTGATACTGCTATGGGAGTTCAGGATTCAAGAGCAGTATGGGAAAGTTTGAGGAGTACTATTACTCAAACTATTATTCAGCTTCTTGTTATGGAACCAATTATTAACCAAATTAAAGACGCTATGAGTTCTACTGGATCTAGTGGGAGCAGCTTCTTTGGTGGTCTTATTTCGTCAATAGTTAAAGCTTTTGGTGGGACTCCATCAGTCGAAGCAGCTAATGGCGCAGTTATCAGTAATGGAAACAAAGTAAATGCATATGCCACTGGCGGTATTGTAAGTTCTCCAACATTATTTCCAATGGCTGGTGGGGAAACAGGGCTTATGGGGGAAGCAGGTCCAGAAGCTATTGTACCTCTTACTAGAGTAAGTGGTGGAGATCTTGGTATAAAGGCTCAGCAACCAATTGTAAATATAGAAGTAATCAATAACAGCAATTCACAAGTTAAAACACAACAGGATGAAGCTGGTAATCTTCAAATTATTATTGAGAGTGTTACCAATTCTATTGCCTCTGGTATTTCTAGGGGCACATCACCAGTAGGGGACGCCATCCAATCTACTTATGGTATAACTCGATAAAAGGAATCATATGGCATTATCAGAAGACCTTAAAGAGATCTACTCCAGTAATGTGGTAGGTCAACGTGTGTATGATACAGTCGAAATGTATCACCCGCTATTTGCCCCACAACGATTTTATCTTATTGCGGATCCTATTCCAAGAGATTTGCAAGTAGAGGATCCTGATAATCCTGGAGTGTATATCTCACAAACATTCCAACCTTTTGGATTTACAATTACCAGACCAGCTAAAGGATCTAATCAACAAGATATGCAATTTAATTTTGATAATGTTGCACAAATTGGTATAGAACAATTAGAACTTGCAGCTGAGGATATGAATACTCCTATTGTTTTAACTTTTCGTCCATATATTGAAGGTAATACAATGCCTCAAGAAGATCCTATTATCTTGGAATTAGTTAATGTTAGTGCTACTGCTTCTTCTATTTCAGGAACAGCAGCTAGAACTAATCTATTTGGTAGAAAGGTCCCTACCCGTACATTTGACTCTTGGATATTTAAAGGGGTAGCATAATGGATATTGATAAAGTTCAATCTTTAATCGGTAAACCTTATCATCCAGAGAAGTTTAATTGTTGGCATTTAGTAATGGAGCTAGTTCCAAAAGCACCAACTGTAAATGTTGTGGCCACTAAAATGATTGGTATTGATTATTTTACTAATGAGAAATACTATGATGGATTTCATGAAGTCTGTGAGCCACAAGATGGTGATATTGTTCTTCTTGGAGATACTCCTAACACATTACATCATGCTGGCGTATTTGTTAATGGTGGAGTAATTCATGCAGAGCAGCCAAGTGTCGTATTTAGAATGCTTAAATTTATTAAACGACAATACAAAGAAGTGAGGTTTTATCGTGAGAACAATTAGTATTATTGATAACATTGTCGAGCCTCGTCCTAGAATTAAAGAGACAACACATGAAACTCTTATAGATTTTCTTCTTGAAGAATATCCAAAAGGATTTCATAATGTCCCTACTAAGATCTTTGAAGATTATACTGAAATACCTATTGAAGAGTACGATAGAGAGCTAGACCCTGAAGCATATTATACAATTATACATCAACCTGGGGTTACAGCTGCAGCAATTGGTTTAGCAGAAGTTTGGTATGGTGTATTTGTAGCGGCAGCAATTAACTTTGCGATTTCTTATGCTATTAACTATGTTTTGACCGCGATTTTTGCTCCAGATTTACCAGCTGGGATGGATTCATCAGCTCAAAAATCTGATGGTAAAGCATCTAGTGTTTATAACTTGAACTCTAATCAAAACTCAGTACGTCTTGGTCAACCAATACCTGTATTATATGGAAGAACAAGAACGTACCCATCTATCATCGAACGCCCATATTATAGATACGAAAATAACGAACAATACTTATATCAAATGATGTGTGTTGGTGCTGGTAAGTATAATATTGATGAGTTATTAATTGGAGATTCACAAGAATCAAATTTAAGTCCAGATGATATTTTATATAAACCTTATATTAATAACTCATTTAATGCTGGCGATATTAAAGCAGATATTGCGGCAACATTTGGTGATAGTAATTATCATATGCGTGTAAATACTTTACCAGAAGTATCTAGTGTTGAATTACGAGGAACACCTTCAAGTTCAAAATTTATTATGCGGTTCGAGGGTACAAATATTACCTTTTATACTTATGCTAGTGGTGAATCGCCTGACTTAAGTTCTATTGTAAATGGATCGGTAATTACTATTTCTGGCACAGTGTCAAACAACGGATCTTATGTTGCTTCTGGTTCTGCAATTAATGGTGTTGTTCCAATTGGTTCCAAAGTAGATAATCCTAGTTGGATATCATTTACTACTGAGCCTAGTGATGCGGTTAATTACTCATATAATTACCCTAACACACAATATCAAGAGTATAATAAGTACTTATCTCATATTATTAATGGAACAGATATTATCCAATATGCCCCAATTGGGTTAGGTGTTGGTTCTGTTGTTACGATTTCAGGAACAACAAATAACCCAGGTATAGAGTTCCAAGTAACAAGAGAGGCAACACGTAGCTGGGATGTATATGACTCAACATCTCCTAAATATGGAGGTACAGAGGTTACCCCTTTATTATCGTATTATCACCCAACCGTCTCTGGCACAGTGACTTTTACCTTTATTGCTAAAGAATATACTGCCCAATTTGAAACATCTTACGGGGCTTATACATTAGAAGCTACACCATCAAAATTGGCCGGTATTGAGCTTGATATAGAACTTCCTCGTGGTTTATATAATACAGACTCAAATGGGGATTTTACAAATAGAAATGTATTATTAGAATATAAGTTAATTGGGAATACAGAAACTAATTGGATTAATATGGCAGGAGTATCTGAAACATATACTGCTACTGAAAAAGAAGCTAACCCATTTAGATTTACGTTTCCAATTTCAATACCTTCTGAGTTTACAGATGAGAATCCTTTAAGTATTAGGGTTAGACGTTCTACAGTAACTCCTGAACCTACAGGATTTAAAAGTCAAGATATGGCAGTTTTAACCTCTGTTAAAGCTATTTATAATGAACCTGATATAAATAATTATGGAGATATTACACTTCTATGGGCTAGACTAAAAGCCACTAACGCAATTAGCTCTGCCGGACAAGTTCGCTTAAATGCCTGGGTAACTAGGCAAGACAAGAAAGCTTCTGTAATGGAAGCTATAGAAGATATTTATACAAATACTGATTATGGTGCTGGTTTACCTGCTTCAGATTTAGTTCTAGATGTAGTAGATGCAACAATCGTAGGAGAAACAGAAGGACCTTATAGTACAGACATTGCTTATTATATTCGTGACGGTGGTACAGGTCGTTACTATATTTATTGGGGAGGAATATTAGTAGTAGATTCAGCTACTCTATTACCTGTAAGTACGTGGATAGCATGTCTTCCTGGCACTACTGATGCCGAATATATGGTAACTGAGGTATCTCCTATATTTGATACCCCTTATCCAGTAAGTAGAAGATTATTATCAGTACCAAACCCTTTATATACTAAGTTTAATGGGGCATTGGATTCTAAAAATACAGTTATGGATACTCTAAAGCTTATTAGTAAAGCTGGAAGATATTCTGCATATTTAGATGGTCAAACTATTAATTTTAGAAAAGATGCAGAACAGCTTATAAGAACTAGTTTATTTAACGAAACAAATATATTAAAAAATTCATTTAAAATTGACTACCTATTTGGAGAAGAATCAGGCAATGATGGAGTACTTGTTAAATATCGTGACCCAGATACGTTTAAAGAATCTCAAGCTACATATCCAGATACCTCAATAAATCCACAACAAATGGAACTTATAGGATGTACTGAATATAATGTTGCAATCTCATCTGCTGCTTACGGTTATAAGTCACAAAAAGCACGAAAAAAGATTGTTAAGTTCAAAACAGATGAACAAGGACTTATTCCAAATTACCTTGATAGAATTGGGGTAAGTCACAATGTCCCTAAATGGGGGCAAGGTGGGCAAATTACAAGTTTCTCTGGTCAAACCATTTATATGGATGAAGAATATTTAACTGAGTACCCTTTTGCATCTGATTGTTCAGATACCTTAGATTGTACAGATGTTATGTTTCCAGAATGTCCAATAGAGCAATTGGCAATCGTTTTTAGAGCTCCTAATGGTACTGTTAGTGATATTTACCCATGTACTAAAATATCTGCTAGTTCTGTTGATGTAACTGGTACCCTACCTACTTGGCTATACTTTGGGGATTTACAGGATAATACCTATTTCTCTATTGGAGAATTAGCTACTATTGTTAAAGATTATACTGTTACTGAGATTAAACCAAGTGGTTTAGGTGAATTTGAAATTCAAGCAGTAAACTATGATCCAACAATATATACTTATGTTGAACCTTCTGGAAGTCAAGTCTTTACCTTTGATGATACATTCATTGTTCCTGCTGGAGTAACTTCTATTAACTTATGTATGATTGGTGGAGGTGGCGGTGGTGCCTCTGCAGATTACACAGATAATGGTCATGTAGCTGGTGGTGGTCATGCAGGGCAGATTATCTCTATTACTATTCCTGTTGTTGAGTCAATGGAATTTCCAATTACTATTGGAAATGGTGGAAGTGGTGGAATTGGTGCTGCCGGATTTAATGGTAAATCAACTTCTTTTGGTGATTATGTTGCCTCAGGAGGAACTGGTGGTTTAATTGCTACTCCATCTTGGTTAGGAAATGGTGGTGCAACTACTAATTGTCATGGAACATACTATGATGGTTTAGCTGCTACTGCTACTTTTACTTGGTACGGTGGGCAAGCTGGTTTTGGAAACGGCGGTGACGCTAGTACAACTACAACTGGTGCTAATGGTTCAGGATATGGTTCTGGTGGTGGTGCTTCTACTGCTGCGTTCTTTGGTGGTGATGGAGCTAAGGGATTATGTGTAGTCTCATGGTAATACTTTTAAAGGAGAATAAATGGGTTTAATAACATGTGGGCCTGGAGGTAGTACTACAGCCGAAGTATTTACTGCGATTAATGAGGCTGTGCTTAAATCTTGGGAGTCTGCTGCAGCTCAAATGACTTCAGCAAGTTATGCTATTGAGCCGTACGGTGTAGAAGTAAAAGTATATACTTCAAATGGGGATGGAACATTTACAGCCACTCCTCAGGTAGGTGTATATTCTGCCCTGCATCATGACACTGATGCCGCAACATCTGCTAGTAACGCTGCAACTTCTGAATCTAATGCTGCAACATCAGCAAGTAATGCTGCTACTTCAGAATCTAACGCAGCAACAAGTGCTTCAAATGCTGCTATTTCTGAGTCTAACGCAGCAACAAGCGCTTCAAATGCTGCTACGTCTGAAACTAATGCTGCTACGTCTGAATCAAATGCTGCAACATCAGCAAGTAATGCTGCTATATCAGAAACTAATGCTGCATTATCATATGATAATTTTGATGACAGGTATCTTGGGGCTAAAGCTTCTGATCCTACATTAGATAATGATGGGGATCCATTATTAACTGGGGCACTCTATTGGAATACTTCAGCTAATGAGATGCGTGCATATGATGGAGTATCGTGGAATGCTATTACTGCGGCTGGGGCAGTTGGTGGAGGTGCAGATAAAATATTCTGGGAAAATGACCAGACTGTTACAGCTGACTACACTATTACTTCTAGTAAGAATGCAATGACTGCTGGAGATATTACCATCAATACTGGAGTAACTGTAACAGTTCCTACTGGTGTTAGATGGGTAATTGTTTAAGGAGATAACATGGCTGGAACAATTGTAGCCGGAACTATTTCAGACGGGACTGATATAAGTCCTGTAACTGATGTCGTCAAAGGTAGTGCTAGAGCTTGGGTTACATTTAATGGTACATTAGTAAATGCTACAGCAGATTTAACAGGTGTAACCAGTTCGTATAACATATCAAGCGTTGTTGATAATGGTACTGGTGATTACACTATAAATTTTACAAACCCATTAGCTGATGGCTACTATACATGGTGCATAGGAAGAAATGGCAATGATACAGATCTTAACAGGGTTCATGCCCCCTACCTTATATCAAGGAGTGATGTCCATATTAGGATAGCAATGCCTGTTGATAATAGTTCATCATACAGTAGAGATGATCCTTATTCTGTATCAGTAACAATTTTTAGATAAAAAGGAGAAAAAATGAGTATAATTATTTTTACGCAAGATGAAGGTTTGACTATTTCAGTCATTCATCCAGCACCAGGAGTTCAAATTACTGATTGTGTTGGGGCAGTACCTGAGGGAGCTAAATATAAATTTGCATTAACCTCAGATATACCAACAGATAGATTATTCCGTGAAGCTTGGGAAGTTACTGTTGATGCGACGTGGGTTGTAAAAGGAGCCTAATATGGCAGGTAATATTACTTTTGATGGTTGGATGAATGATGATGGCTCTGAAAACTTTAAATGCCGTGCGTGGGTAAACTTCGATGGTACAGGAACTGTTGCAATTCGTAATTCTGGAAACGTTTCAAGTATCACTGATAATGGTACTGGGAACTATAGAGTTAATTTTATAAACAGTATGCCAGATACAAACTACGCGACAATATATTCACATAACGCAGCACAGTCAGGTACAACTAATGTTGAGGGAGGTATGTACTCAGGAGCTGGAGGACAGCTGGTTGATAGTGTACCTATATTAGTTGAGCTGGCTAATGGATCTGAAATAGATCTCGTGTATAACTATGTGACCATATTTAGATAGGGAGAAATAATGATACAAATTAATCAGGTAAAAGCTGAAGCTATTACACAAGAACGGATCAGAGCATATCGTGATCCTCTATTAATAGAGCAGGATGTGTTAGTACAGCGGGAACTAGAAAAGCCAGCTGTAGATCAAAATATGGCCGCTATTGTTGCTGAAAAGCAGAGATTGAGAGATCTACCAACATTAGCTGTTGGAAAAACCGTAGCAGAACTTGCACAGCTCCATATAGATTTAGGACTATAATATGAGTTCTGTAATTAGAGGTGGAGACAACTTTGATAGTTCCACCAGAACAACTGCTTGGGGAGTAATCGATGGAGCAACTGGAGCAACTGCTACTCTTCTAGCTGGTTATAATGTTGGAACTGTAACTAGGGTAGCAACTGGGCAATACACAGTAGCATTTAGTACGCCATTAGCTAGTGCTAATTATAGTGTTTTATTTTCAGTAAGGCATGAAGGTGGGACAGATGGACGTCAGGCAATATTAAGTAACCTCGCTGGGACTTTTACAACTAATGGTTTTCGTGTACATATTCTAAATCTTGCAGCCTCAGCAAATTTGGATGCTGATTATATTTCATTTCAAGTAATTGGTGGTTAAATAATTAATCTCCACTTTAAAAGGATTTAAAATGAGTTTTTACTACCCATCAAATTTGCCAGAACCAACAATAACTGGAAATAATATGGATGTTGGACAATCATTTACCAAGGTGGAGTTTGATTCTGGATTTCGTTATAGAAGATCCGCTAACTCCCCAATGATTTTAGAATTTGCCTTTCAGATTATTAGTCATACTCAGATGAATGAGTTTATAGATTTTTATCATAGGTATTTACAAAGAGGTGTTCAACCTTTTTATGCAACTTGGGAAGTTAGTGGTTTTTCTAGTCAGAAGTTATTTAGGTTTGCTGATGCTCCATCAGTGGTAAATCTAAAAGGAAACTTATATGCTGTTACAGCTAAATTTGAATTGCATACTACTATTGCTGAGATGATTGCAGCTGACCCGATTTAAAAGGACTAATAATGGCTATAGTTTATCCAACAACTTTACCTAAACCGAATGTTTCAGGTAATAATACAAAAACTACTCCTACCTTCTTACGGTCTGAATTCTTGTATGATATTCAACAACGTGGTATTTTTGGGGAAACAGTTTCAGTTACTTTCACATTTTTATGTGAGTCTAGAGATGTTACTAAAGCATTTCTTAATTTTTATTATACGGATCTAAATAATGGCATTTTACCATTTGAAGCAGATTGGCCTGTTTACGGAAATACGGCAGTAAAGACTTTTAGATTTTCTGAGCCAATCTCTATGTCTGCTGAAGGTTTAGGTATTTATACAATTTCTTGCCAGTTTGATATTTCTGAAAATATTAACGAGATTATAAACTATGATATCTTACTGAGTGAGTTTACTATTAATTATGATATGACTTCAGTTATTACAGTTGGAGATACTGTTGTTATTGAGAATGGAGCATAAATGAATAACGCAATAGTAAATGCCTCAAACCATATCTACCATGACGGAGTAACACACTCTACACCTTGTGGTATTGTGCATAC